AGAACACCGTCATGCCATCCGCGGTGGTCCCCCTGGCCCGATAGGAACCATCAGCAAGCCAGAAGGCAGGCATCATGCCCCACGAGTCAGCCACCAGCGGCCAGGGTTGGATGAGGGTCAGTGCGGTATCCCTGTAGGTAACGACAGGTGTTGAGGTATTCGCCTGGAAGACATAGCATAACCAGCCTACTTCTGGCTTTCCGTTAGTATCCACACGTTGAGACATAGGTAAGCCAAAGAGCGTGCCGCTCACGTTACTTCCCCATTAAAAGCGAATTCTTTGTAGAGAATAAGCCGCCCTCCGCAAACCTGGCCCCTACTTAGGCCCTGCGGTTCTAGGTACTGGATAGTGGGTATAACCAAGATGTCCGATATCGGGGACCGGCCGCCTGGCGTCTTAAGGACTTATCGTTGCCATACGTCAGTCTTGGTTTCCGATAGCCATTCCAGCCTCAACTATCGCGGTCGGAGGGGAGTTCCCGCCCACTTCTTCCTTGGCAGGTGCCAAGCCACTGTGTGTCTTGACCTGCAGGCTCGATAGGACTATCAAGAGCGTCCTGGCCTTAACAGGCTAAACCATACGTTCTGGCCCCGATCTAGACACACAAGTCTTATCGGGGCCTTCATTTGTAAGGCTAATCCCGCCAAAGCTCAACATGGTTTTTCTGTTCCTGATCGGATTGATAGCTTGGGCCACTTGGCCCTCAGATATCTTCCTATTGTGGGCGCTCATTACGCTTCCCTTCGCCTTGTACGGTACTTTGGAGAATATCTCGCGCCGTGAATTGAGTGCCAAGAGATCCGTTAATGGTATTAGCGAGTTCACCGGCCGTCCTTACGAAAGCAGCCATTCCAGCGGGAGTGGGACGTTCCGCAACGGTCTGATAAACCCTGGCCCAGCGCCCAATAGAGGAGAGTGTGGCTGGTGTGGACAGAGCGCGAGCCATGAGATTGTTGCCAAGCATGCCACCGATAGCAACTACGGGAGCAGCCAGGGCCTTTGGTCCCAAAGCTGGAACGGCAGCAATTCCTCCCATCAGCGAGGTAACGGCAGTCCAAAATTCGTTATGCCCGGCAGTCCCGGATACGTTTGCCAATTTCCCAGCCTCTTTGAAAGCATCGCTTACTTTCGCGAGATCGCTGAGTTGGGGGATGACTTGCCCGGAACCAGCTCCACCGAAAAGAACTTGTCTTCCGACCTGACTGAGCGATCGGTAGTCGCTAAGAAATTGCGCGGGTGTCCATACGCCTACTCTATTCTTTCCCAATTGTGAGATTGCGGTTGAGGCGACATTCTTCCAAACATCAGGAGGAACAGACGTTCGCGCTATTGCCAATCCCTTCTCGTCGCCTCCTTCTTGCGCCATCCTTAAAATAGCTTGAGTAATCCCTTCGCCTGATCGCGTCGATGGTCCGAGAATTTTTCCTTCTAATAATTTCTTCCAATCAAAGAATCTTTCCGCAATCCCGTTTGCTCGCTCGAAAGCAGCCGAAGCACGCGGGCCTCCAGTAGCAACGGCAGAACGAAGGTCATCCGATAAAGAACCGTAAAGCCTTCTCAATTCCGCTTCAGAAAATCCTTCGGGAAAAGTTTTATTTTGCAGCATTTCCCCGATATTCGACCGCAAATCTTTGATACCGGAATAAGTTAATCCATCCGGCCTAGTAATCCCCTCCATGACTTGAGCTGCGCTTCCTTCTCCAGCCAAAGCACCAGCGCCTCTCCTATTAATGATATCTTGGGCGGTATTGAGCGTTTCAGTTAATGGATGCCTTTGACCGGGGTTAATTAATTTCTCTATGGCGTCATAAGCTCGCCCGGTAATATCTTTTTGTTGAGGCTTAAATCCTGTTGTGGCGTAAGGCCCCTCTCCCGCAACTGCTTGTCTGAATTCCTCTCCGGTCACAGCTTGGCTTGTCGTTCCGCCAGCCTGCTTTGCTATGTCCTGAACCTTCTGCTCAAGCCCCGTGATCGATTCCGGAATTGCCTCCTGTAGTGGGCCGCCACCAGGCAACCTAGCAACTGCCTGGCCAGAAAAACGGGTTAATGGCTGTTCTGTCGTGATAGCCTTTGGAACATCAACACCAAGCCTAGTCGCCGCCTGTACCGCAGCAGGAGCCGCCTTGGAAACCATGATATTGCCCGGCCCCTGCATGGTGCCGAGCATCGTGCCAGCAGAGGTCAGCAAGCCTCGATCAGTTGCCTCGCTGCGTCGGTAAACCTTCGTGGTATTATCAGTCGGGTCAGTCAGAACAACATGCTGGCTTTGGTCGAATGGCTGAAATTGCCCGCCTTCATCCTTGTAGCCAAGGTTGTTAAGCTCATCTACGCTGGCGTTACCGAGCAGATTTGGCTCGTGTAGCGCGATCATTCCGGTCGTTCGCTGCCCAGCTGCGGCTTGCTGGTTCATAAAATCAATTGCGATGCGCTGAGCTGTGGAAGTTGTCTGCTCAGGCTTTGGTGCCGCTGCTTTCTTTTCATCTGCTTTGTATGCAGGGAAATCGCTTGAAGCAGATCCGCCTTCTGGCGCCCCAGGAAGTTTGTCTACCGAGAACGCTGGAAAATCACTCGATGCCGATTCTGCTACACGTTGCCTTGGTCCAACTATTATATTTGGTATCTGTCGCGGTTGTCCGAGCGTGGGTAGATCAATAGGCGGGAGATTTGGATCAGTACTTGAGCCGTAAGCAATGTCAGGCATTAATGCAGTCTGCCGTAGCTTCCATCTTGGAACCTGATCGGATCGTTAGGGCCAACTCCCATAGACCTAGCCCAAATTGTGATTTGTGGAATATTTCCTTTGCGATCGAGGCTAGGAGGTACTGTCGGAACACCCAGCAATTGAGGATGTGATAACTCATCCTTGCTGAACGGTGCAGTGCGCGGATCTCTCAGATAACTTGATAGAATTCTATCAAACCCCTCGTCCAATCCAAGAGGATGCGCCAATTGGCCATTCGGCAATCTTTGCGTGCGATATTCATCCGCCATTTGATGCACGCGAACGCTAAGTTCTCCCATGCGCTGCTGAACTTGAGTAAGGAAACGGATGCCTGCCGGAGTTGTCTCCAATTGAGGGGACGCTCGTTGCGCGAGTTCGACATATTGTCCAAAAATGCGGCCAGAGTTGCTACCGGTGCCACCGGAAATCGCTTCCATCTGACTTTTCAAATTGACCATCTGACTGAGAACGCTGGATGCAGTCATCTTCTGCAAGCCTTCTTGTAATACCGCAGCGTTCTGATCTCCCATCGCCTGCCGTACACGGTTTACGAGCAAGCGCGTATCCGCTCCAACGCCAGAGGTAAATTTTGGATCATTTACAATTCCCTGCGTCAACTTAAGGAAGGGACTTACTTCCTCTTGATATTGAATCGATTTGCCGCGAATGCCCGTATACCCTGCATCAGCGCGTGCTACGTCTGATTTCTGTTTCTCGCTTAACCCCTGCACTCCGCTTAGAAATGTCTTTTCCTCCGGCGTTGCCTTGGCCTGCTCGGAGAGAAAATCATCTATCTTTTGTGCTTGCTCTATCTGCTTATTACCAGCATCACGGTAGGAATCGCCTGCCCCTTTGCCAAGACGGATATCCATCGTTGCTGCCGTGGTCAGATTCTGCTGACCGAACTGTCGCAATTGCGCGGCCCGACCTGAAGTGTAACCAGGCGGAGCCGGACGCGGTTCTGCTCCGGCAACAGGCGCCTGCGCCACCTGGAAACCGGCTTGCGGCTGGAATTGCGGAGCGGTCGCGCCTCCTTTGAATTGGCCATAGGCTACCGGAGATACCGTATCTCCGGCCTGCGCAGATGCAGGCGCTGCTCCCGCTGGCGTTTGTGTAGTCGGTGGCTGGGCAGAGAGCTGACCCTCTTTCTGCTTTATGAATGATGCCACCATGTTCCGCGTTCGTGGGTCACTAAGATCCGCAAGTCTGCTTTCGTCTCCTCCGAATTGATTAACGAAATCAATGCGATCTTGCCCAGTTAGTCTGGCGCGGTCAGCGAGACTTCCGACCGTCGGGCTTGTGTCGCCAGCGCCCTGCGGAGCATTAGGCGTCCGTATTCCTATGCTTCCCGTTTGCGCAGTTGATGGCGGTAGTGGTTGCCGTTGCGTCGCCTCATAATTAACGCCTTCTCCCGCCAGCGGCTGGATGGGCATATTGAGTCGTTGCAACGCAAGATAATTCGGGATTTGCGGCACGCCGCCAGCCTGCAATATTTTTGTGCCCAATTGCCCAAGGTCCGAAGGAACGCCTCCCTGGAATAGGTTCTGCAGATTCTGCTGATATCTCTGCTGCTGCCCCGCCCAATAGGCATCGGGCAGGTTGCCAAGAAACGAGTAATCCACCCCTCGCGCTTGATAAGGCGTAAGCGCGGTGTAGATGTTCGTCGCTATGGGAACGTCAGGCATAGTGTGCCCTATTTAGTGTACCAAGCATTTGGATTCGTCCCGCCAAACAACGGTCCAGCACCACCGAACAGACTAGTGCTGCCACCGGCGCCAATGCCGCCGAGCCCTCCCGACAGTCCATAACCAAGAAGTTTTGAGCCGAGGCCCATGACGCCCTGCAGCATGGACTGATCGATATTGGCCTGGCCGATATCGGCGCCCGCCTGGGCGAGGCCCTGGCCTGCCCTGGTGTTGTAGAGAAGGTTGCCCTGGTTGGTCAGAGAGGTATTGAGTCCCTGCCCCAGCCCGGTCTGCACGGCAGCCTGCCCGGTGGCGGCGGGAAGCGCATATTGCTGCAGCCCGGCAAGGTTCTGCAGCCATCCCTGGTACTGCTGGTTGGCCAATTGCGTCGCCCGGTCCTGCAATGCCGTCGCCACGTTGCCGCTGCCCTGATAGCCGCCGGCACCGGTCTGACGCTGCACGGCCTGCAGTGCCTGCTGCATCGCGAATTGCCTGCCGGGATCGTAATTCTCGAAGGCGTTCTGTGCCTCCTGTTCGCCCTGCGCTCCGCCGAGACCAAGCGCCTTGCCGTACATTCCCATGGCCGGCATGGCCTGCTTGCTGATGTCCTGGTAGGGGGTAAGCGCCTGTCCGTAGAGCTGCTGCAGCTGCTGACGGCCCTGCTGGTAGAGATCGGTCGCACCTGAGTATCCTTGCGCCAGTCCTTGTATCTGCGCATTGGCGGCGTCCTGAAGTTTACCGCTGGCGCCGAAGAGATCGCCGAAGAATGACATTTATGCCTCCTCGTAACTGCCGCCGAGATTGAGCTGCGCCCCGGTCGCGATCGGCGAAGTGTTATTGTAATAAAGGACAGACAGCGTGCTGCCGTTGATCACTCCTGAAAGCGCGCCACCATTGATTGCGTTTTCTCTGCCCATGATCATCTGCGTCCCCAATGCTGCCTTCGGCAGCGTCACCAACAGAACGCCCGTAGCCGTCCCGGAATTGGTAATGTGCACCTGCACCTGGATCATCACCGTCCGGCCGATCTCCCGGAACCTCATGCTGGCCGTCGCTGCGGCGATCGTCCCGGTTTGCGCCGTCACCGTTGGCGTGTAACTGGCCCACGGTGCGCCGAAATCGCTGATCTTTTTCAGCCAGTTAAAGAAATCCTTGGTTGGCGTCCCCGGAGCCGTATTGATGTGCCGAACCGTCGAGTCGAGATTGACGATGTCAACCATTGTAGTTTCTGACCTCGGCGTCCATCTTTCCGCCGGTCAGTTCCACCTGCACCGGATCATAAACGACGACGCGATATCTCCGTCCCTGGTCCTTGGTGTGGCCGACACGATTGACGCGCACCGGGTAGTGCGACTCGACTTGTCTTCCCAGCTTGCGGATGACCGGCTCCGACCAGTTCATACCGCCATCGTCCGACCAGGAAATAAGACACGTCGGATCGGTTTGGATCGGGTTCATTCCGGTGATGCTGCCGACGCCGCGGGCGATGTCGATCGTGGTCTGCGATACCCGCAAGCGATTGGGGAACGCCGTCACCGGCCCGGAGTAGATGTCAAAGGGAATCGGCTGGTTTAATTCAGTCTGCACCGTGTCGGTGATCTGCAGGATATTGTTGCCCTGGCTGTCTCCGGCCAGCCATTTGCCGAAGGCACTAACCGAATCATATGCGCGCCAGTAAGGAAGCAAATAGCTCTGCCGCTCGTGCCAGCGCAGGTTGTCGAGGTCGAGCGTCCAGGTGAAGGTCGGCGTGCGCAGCACGGCAAAAGAATGGCCGGTGGCGACATAGGAAAACATCTCGATGTCTTCTACCGAGCCGCCGTCGGAGACATACTTGGCAATGGCGCGATCGACGTCAGCGGTCGAAATCTTGGTCGGAGCATAGCCGTCGAGCACATACACGATCTTGTCATCGCCGACGAATATTATTCCCTTGCCGAATCCTGGCTCCCATCCGGTGATGGCGTACCGGCCGATAAGACCGCGCGGAATGACCTTGACGCGTGTGTAGGGAAAGGCGACCGGATTAGCCGTATTCTGCCATGGCTCGATAGTGTTGGAGCCAAACAAGTATAAGTCGCCGTAGGGAATGGCGCGATAGAGGCCGTCAGGATTTCCGTGCACGGCGATGAAGTCGAGCGGATTGATCGACGTTGAGTTGATGCCGGAGGCAAGGCACGTGCCATCGCCGTAGGTGAAGAAAAAATAACCGTCGAGGAAACAGACGGAGTTGGGGCTCATCACGTTGGTGTCGGGATATGGCAAAATGGCCGGCGTCGAGGTAGCCACGAAGGCACCGACATCCGGAGCGACGACGACGACGTCCGGTGGCACCCTGTTATTCTGCGCCCAGAAAACTTTCTTCTCGCCACCGAGCGGCCCAATGATGGTCTCGGTGCCGTGCGAGTCGAAATAGGTTGCCCGCCCTCCGCTCCCGGCAAAGGCCGCATACAACAATTGACCGACGACGATGCCGCCGCGCCAGCCACTGAACAGCCCGACCGAGAATGATTTTATCCCGGCAGCTCTGCGCCACGCGTTCTGTGCGCGTGCGCCGTTCACCAGTGGTTCCGAGTAACAGTTGATCAGCCGTCCGGCCGAGTCATGCACATGCGCTCCCGGGGCCGAGGTGACCGGGAACGGAATTGCTGCTTCTGGCATCAGAAATATTCAGTTTTTTGCGCTATGTACGTTGGCTTGCCGTAAGTAACGAGCTTGATGTCGTCATAGGCCTGCTGCCACGCCGTCTGCTGCGACCCGGCCGCAACCGGCACGCCGACCAGGCCGAAGGCAAGCGCGGATTCGTCAGCCAGCATGATGGCGAGCGGATGAAATATCTCGGGCGGGATCTCGTCCAACGTCTCCAGCGTGATAAGTTCGATCGCTTCCAAGTGCGCCAACAACGGCTCAACGTGGCTGTTGACCTCGTCATAGTCCTCTGGATTTGCCGTCTGGCCGGCGCCGAGAATGCCGAGGTGCTCAAGCGCATGGTTGACCAGATCGATGCGCGTCTTGATCTGAGTAATGATTACCATGGCTCATCAACCTTTGGCGGTGTTGGAGCGATCTGATCATGTGTCGGATGTGGCCACTCCTGGATTGGTGGTTTTGGGTTTTCTGCCTCTTTTCTTTGGCGTGTAGCCGGAGACTTTCTCCGCTTCGCGGTAATCGTAGGTCTTTTTTTGCTCTTTGCGTTCAACCGTTTTTGCCAGCTCTTGCGCACGTTGCTCGAGCGTCGTCGGCTTGTTTTGCTCTTGCTCTTGGCTTTGATCTTGCGTCTCATCAATCTTCTCCCGAGGTTTCGTTGCCTCCTCCACCCTATAGAACTGATTCTGCCTCGCGCTGGCGATCATTCCCGCATCGTTGATCTCGACTGGCTGTCCTTTCGGAAATCTTATCCCGTTCCAGGTATTCCAGCTCGGTCCCGGAATATCGTTAACGGGATCGTCCTCGCCCAGCCAAGTGATCTTGACCATCAGCGCTCCTTAAGGTGAACGGTGCCGAACGACTCGGGATGAGTTGCTGGCAGATACCAAGCAGATTTGTCCGGCACCGTCCATTCAGTTAGGCGTCGTCTACCGAAGCACAGAACGAGCTTAGGACGCCCCAGTCCTTGAGATTGCCGCCGGTATTTTTGGCAACCTTGGAAAGTCCATACGCCATTTCTATTCCAACGCCGCGATTGAACTGGTAGTCGGTCTGCTCAAGGATGGTCGGCCGCGGCAACTGGCCATAGAACTGGGCCATTGCCGATTGCCCACACAGACATGCCACGTTGATTGCTGTCGTGCCGCCTGCGCCCGCCGTTGCAAACACGGTCGGACGCCGTGTCCTCATCTCTGGCACTTGCCTCACGATGACGCCGTCATAGAGCATATCCCCGTCCATAAAGAGGGGATTATCTTTCCAACGGTCGGTTTCCCGAGGCCTTGCATACAACAGCGAATTGATGACGGTCTGGTCGTTGGTTAGATCCCGGAACTGATTGGGATCGCAGAACAACACATAATAATCATAACCGTCATTAGTCTGCAGCGGACGAATGCGAGGCGAGGTCTTCATCGCCAGGCGTTTCATTAACCGCACCGTAGCCGCGGTCAGCTTGCCGGCCGTGTTGTTTACGGTCGCCGCCGCGGTTGCCCACGTGGCGTTGTAGTTGGAGACCGCACCACCGTAGACGACGCGATCGGAATTGGCCGCGTTCCAGGTATTTCTTTGCGCGGCTGTTGCGTTGTCCCATGAGATTCCATTAACGCGTTGACCAGCCGCTGTACCGAGATTAGCTGGCGCCGTCTCAAGCGGTATCGACTCGAAGCTATCAACAATTTCATTTCGGATCAGCTCCTTGCCCCAATCGGCAAGCAATGGACGCGCGATCGAGTAGATGTCGGCAGAGTCACGATGGATTTCCTGCTTGTTAGTTTTGACTGCGTTTCTCGCCCAGTCAATCCACATGCGGAAACCATAGTTGTCGATCGCCTCCTCCGAGCCGACCAGGGTCCCGTTTGCTATCGCGGTTGCCCTGAGCGAATTGACGAGCGGGACGTTGACCTGCTCGCCGCCTGATTTCAGATCGTTAAGAACACGGATGCAGCTGGTCATGCTGTTGCCCATGTACGGGGCAAACATGTTCTGACGAACGA